CTTTAGCGAGCTTGCTCCGAAGATAAATATCCTTGAAAGTTTCTATACGGTCAGCCCGATTTTGACGAAACTGATACCGCGTTTCGATAGTTTCATGCTTGACAGCGGTGCCTTTAGCTTTTTCGGCGACAAACGGCAACGGCGCGATTGGGACGAGTACATCACGCGTTATATCGAATACATCAATGCGAACGACGTTAAGCTTTTCTTTGAACTCGACATTGACAAGATTATCGGCTACGACCGTGTGAAAGAAATCCGCCGCCGCCTCGAACGCGAAACGGGCAAGCGTCCTATCCCCGTGTGGCACAAACATTTGGGCAAGACTGAATTCCTGCGTATGTGTGACGAATTCGATTATGTTGCAATCGGCGGAATTGTATCGAACGAAATTAGGGTACCCGAATACAAATACCTGCCTGCGTTTATCCGTGAGGCTCACAAGCGCAATGCGAAAATTCACGGATTAGGATTCACGAACTTAGGTTGGCTTCAAACGTGCCACTTCGACAGCGTAGATTCTACGTCGTGGACGACGGGTAACAGATTCGGTCACCTTTGGAAATTTGACGGGCGGACGATGGAACGAATTAATATTCCGCCTAACCACCGCGTGAAAGCTACAGAGACCGCAATACATAATTTCACGGAGTGGTTAAAATATGCGCAATACGCTGAAAGGAATTTCTAAATGAAAGCACTGGTACTTTTGAGCGGCGGGCTTGATTCGGCAACCTGCCTGTCCGTCGCCGTGAATAAATTCGGAACGTCGAACGTCGCGACCGTATCAATCTTCTACGGTCAACGTCACGATAAAGAATTGCACAGCGCGAAAGCCGTTGCCGAATTCTACGGCGTCAATCATTACGAGCTTGATTTATCGGCGGTGTTTGAACAATCGAATTGCCCGCTGATGGCACGCTCCACACGCCCGATTGAGCATAAAAGTTACGCCGAACAAACGGCTCACGGCAAGGCGTCAACCTACGTGCCTTTCCGAAACGGATTAATGTTGTCGACGGCGGCTAGCTTCGCGGGCAGTATCTTTGAAGATGATTCGGTTGAAATTTATATCGGCGCACATGCCGACGACGCGGCGGGCAACGCTTATGCCGACTGCCGCGCAGATTTTATTCGGACGCTTGACGAGGCAATTTCAACCGGCACTTACGGTAAGATTCACATTGTCGCGCCTTTCGTCGACCAAACCAAAGCCGACATTGTTAAAGCCGGACTTGAACTCGATACGCCGTATGAATTGACGTGGAGTTGTTACGAAGGCGGCGAACGTCCCTGCGGACAATGCGCCACCTGCCTTGACCGTGCGAAAGCGTTTAAGCTGAACGGCGTCGCCGACCCTGCGGAGGTTAAATCATGTACACGGTAACCAAAAGAATTGAAGTCAGCGGCGCGCATTTCCTGAACCTGCCGTATGACAGCAAATGTAAAAACTTGCACGGGCACAACTGGATAATCTTTGTGACCTGCCGACGTGACCGATTGAACGAATACGGCATGGTTGTTGACTTCACGCAGATTAAAGCAATCGTCGACCGCCTCGACCACACGAACATCAACGAGGTTTTAGGCGACATTAATCCGACCGCCGAAAACATTGCGCGTTGGCTCTGCGAAGAAATTCCGTATTGCGTCCGCGTCGAAGTGCACGAAAGCGAAGGGAACGTTGCCGCTTATGAAAGTCAATGAAGTTTTCTTCAGCGTCGAAGGCGAAGGCAAACGGGCGGGCTCCCTTGCCGCATTTATCCGATTGACGGGTTGCAACCTGCGCTGTTCCTATTGCGATACCGAATACGCCTTTAGCGACGGGTACGACATGACTGCAGACGAAATTGCCGACGCCGTCAAGGATTATCGCAACGTCACATTGACTGGCGGCGAACCGCTTATGCAGAATTGTCACGACCTGCTGAACTTGCTTCGACGACACGAGGTTAATATCGAAACGAACGGCAGTATCCCGCTCACCGAATATTTGAATTATCCGAACGTCTTCTTCACGATGGATTTTAAATGCTATTCGTCGCACGCAACCGACGCGATGAATTACGGCAACTTGCGAATCCTTTGCGAAGAGGACGTTTTAAAGTTTGTTGTCGGCGACGAGCGCGACCTTGAGCAAGCCGAAAACATCTGCGCGGAATTTAATCCGAAAGCACAGATTTACATTTCGCCCGTGTTCGGCAAGATTGAACCGTCGCGCATTGTCGAATTCATGAAACGCCGACGCCTGCAAAATTGGCACCTGCAAGTTCAACTGCACAAAATTATCTGGTCACCCGACAAAAGAGGTGTTTGAATTGATTGACGACCTTGCGGCACAAGACGCCGTGAAAAGATTATTGTCGGCTATGGATATCAAGCCCGAACGACATACCGACTTCGACCAAACACCTGCACGCGTCGTAAAAATGCTTCGGGAGGTTTGGCAGGGCGAACAATTCAGCAACGACGAAATTGCCGCCATGTTCGGCAAGACCTTCGACAGTAACGCAACGGACATGATTGTTGTCGCCGATATTCCATGTTTCTCCTACTGCGAACATCACCTTGCACTGATTTACAATCTGAAAATTTCCGTCGGCTACCTGCCTCACGGAAAAATTATCGGACTGTCCAAAATCGCACGACTTGCCGATATGGTTTGTCGACGCCTGCAACTGCAAGAAAAAATCTGCGCGGACATTGCCGACGTTATGTCTAAGATTGTCGGCGACGACGTGATTGTCTTCGCACAAGGCGAACATTCCTGCATGACAGCACGCGGCATAAAGAAAGCCGGCACGGTCACGAAAACTTTTTCGGCACGCGGAGCCTTCAAGCAACCCGACATCCGCGAAGAATTTTTCTCGACGCTCAATCTGCGGAGGACTTGAATCATGCCGCGAAAATCTAAACGACCTTGCCGACAGCACGGTTGCCCGAACTTAACCGATTCGTCAAGCGGCTACTGCCCGCAACACGAAAAGGCGCAAGCTCAGCACTACGACCGCTATCACCGTTCGCCCGAACACTCAAAACGCTACGGCTACCAATGGCGCAAGTTACGGGCACGCTTCCTGAACGCTCATCCGCTCTGCGAACAATGCAAGCTTGAAGGCAGATACACGACCGCAACCGAGGTACATCACATTAGACCTTTGAGCGACGGCGGCACCAACGACATAAATAACTTGATGGCACTGTGCAAAGCTTGCCATTCCCGAATCACCTTGACGACCGAAAACCAGAACAGGGGTAGGGGCTATGTAAATCTCTAGAATTCGGGCTACGATTGACCGCGCCCCTGCCCTTACACACGAAAATCACATTTCAAAAGAGGTATAAGGCAAAATGGCAAAAGACGGTACACAACGCGGCGGCGTAAGAATAGGCGCGGGCAAGAAACGTAAGCCGCTCGAAGAAAAAATCCTTGAAGGCAAGACACAGGCGGAGGAACCGACCCGCGAAAAATTTTCCGACTTGAAGATTAAGCCGCCGAAAAAATACTTGTCCGCCGAGCAAAAAATGGGCGGCGGTAAGACCTACGCCCGACAGATTTATCGCGAAACGTGGGAGTGGATAGCGTCACACGGTTGCGAAGATTTTGTTGCCCGACAGCTCGTCGAAAGCTACGCGCAGGTTGCCGCCCGCCACATCCAATGCGAAGAATTGCTGTCGTCCTACGGCATGATTGGCAAGCACCCGACAACGGGCGAAGCTACGGCGTCGCCTTTCGTCAAGATGAGTATCGACTATCTCAAACAGGCAAGTCAGCTCTGGTATCAGATTTACGCCGCGATACGCGACAACTCAACCAAAGGCGTCACGGGCAACGAACACAATGACATGATGGAAGGCTTACTGCGGAGGGTGAAGTGATGGCTAAGAAACTTTTGGACTTTGCGGCAGACCTTTCGTCGCTTATGCCGGCGGAAGACGACGAACCCAAAGAGAACGCCGACAAAACCGTTCAAGTCAAGAAGACCGCGACCCGTCACGAAATGCGCCGCGTGTTATCGGAGCTTGCTCTCGAAAAAGAATTGCCGTGGCACTTTGAGCAAGGCGTCAGCTATCACTGCATTTCCTTTGGCGACGTGGACGCTTTGACCTACATGCGCGTTATCGTCAAGCAACAGAAAATCCGCTACGCGCTTATCAGCACGTGGGTTATGGCTCTTGAAGACATTGCCGAAGTTAAATCCTGGATTCAGCGCGGTTACGTCGGACGAGTGGACTTTTATATCGGCGAAATCTTCAAGGTGAACTACTACAAGCAATACGAGGAACTGAACGCGCTCTGCAAGGAATTGGGCGGACGCGTCGCCATCTGCCGCAACCATGCGAAAGTTATGGTGTTGCTCGGTGAAAGGTTTGACGTCGTTGTCGAATCAAGCGCGAACGTCAACCACAACCCGCGCATTGAGCAAGCTTGTATCACCGTCGACAGCGACCTTGCTCACTGGTACAAAGAATTCTTCGACGGGATAGTTTCCTACGAACGAAACTTCGACGAGGTGAAGCCGTGGCAACCCGAAAATTGAAGTACAAGCCGACCCGCTTTATGGCGAAAACGTCACACTACGACGAAGCCAAAGCCGACTTCGCCGTTAACTTCATACAATGTTTGACGCACACCAAAGGCGTTTGGGCGGGCAAGCAGTTTGAGCTTATGCCGTGGCAAGAACAAATTATCCGTGACATCTTCGGGACAATCAAAGCCAACGGCTATCGACAGTTCAACACGGCGTATATCGAAGTGGCGAAGAAGAACGGTAAATCGGAGCTTGCGGCGGCAGTTGCCTTGCTGTTGCTTTGCGGTGACGGTGAAGAACGCGCCGAAATTTACGGTTGCGCCGCCGACCGCCAGCAAGCGTCGATTGTTTTCAACGTCGCGGCTGATATGGTGCGCATGTGTCCGGCGTTGGCTAAGCGTTGCAAAATCCTCGATTCGTACAAGCGACTGATTTATCTGCCGACCAACAGTTTCTATCAGGTGTTGTCGGCGGAGGCATTCAG